TTGCAACTTGTAAGTACTCTTGTGGAACGTGTGAAAATTTCTTGTATTGCTCGAAACATGAGCGACCACTCATTGACAAATGAGTTGTGCTCTCCAGACAAATGCTCGATGGCGGGTTTGGACACCAGTGTCATCGTGACGAGTACCTCGTCTTCATCTCAAGCTACACAGAAGATGGCGCCATCAATTTTCTCAGCGGTGAACACCTTACTTACAGACGCTTATCATGGCGTACGCGAGAAAAAACCAGTGCTAGATCCTCTCCTAGGAACGCCAACGTTTTTAGTGGACTCAGTTCAGGCTATCCCCGCACCAGAGGCCAAGATGAGTTCGACCCATTCCTTGAGTTCTGTGGCTTCAAAAATGGAACTTGGGACGAGTTTTCAGACGTCTTCACCCCAACCTACGAAAGTGAATTTGATTACAACGGGGTTGGCCAAGATTGGTTCAACCTTGACGACATCGTTGTCGACGTTCCAGAAGGACCATGGATACCAGGAGGTATCCCAGCGGGAATCAGTGAAATCTACGACGACGACATCTTGTTTGGACCAGAACTCGATTTCGTCGCAACCGTCCACTGCCGTGATGAACCAGGACAACAAGGTGGAGTTGCCACTCGCAGAAACCACGAAATCTTGCGGGATCACGTTAGATGCAGTGTTGAGCTTACTAGACGACATAAAGCCATTAAACGCTTTACCGTTGTTGAAAGAACTTTGGAATAGCGATGGAATTGCTTCTGCAGCTTCTTGTGTAGTTAGACTGCTGGAGTTGTGGGGCGTATACTGGAAACTTGATTTTGCATTCTTTAAGCGTGTTGCTTCACACATTGTACATGCTCTTGCTTTGTTTTATGATTTGTGTAAAGAGTTTGCTACTTTTGTTTCACGACAGTTTACTTCAGGTAAGAAGCCTGGGTTTGTTGAGCCTGCTGTGAGATGGACAGCAGAGCTGGACGACATTACGTTTGAAGATACTTTTCGTTCTCAATCTTTGTTTGATTTAAATATCTCTGATTATGTTGATTTGTCGCCAGAAGTTTCTCGTACTGTTACTGCTGTTCTGTCTTTTGCTGCTCCTATTGTTATGTTGTTGACAGGAGCGAAGGACATTGGTGGAGATTCTCTCACTAAGACTGTTGTTGGTGTTGGCAACGTTTGTCGTTCTGTTGATAATATCTCTAAAAGTTTCACTGGAATGTCCACACTTGTGAAGAGTGCAGTGGGTTCTCTTCTTGGAGTTCAAGATGACACTGCACGTACGAAATTGGTAAAGAAAATCGAAGAAATTCGTGTTCGTCTGCAAGATAAAAGAGACCGATTAGAACAGGATGCGCCTAGTGTTGTTCGTGAAGTTCACTTTTTGGAACATTTGGAAGATGACATTGACCAAGTGCATAAGATGATGAATGAGTGCGCCATGTCAACTGAGAATTTGGCAAATCTGCAGCAATTGTTTAGTGTTGTGAAGTTTCTGTACATTGAAATTCGGAACAAACATGACTCAATTTTGAAAACGCTCGTTGGTAAACAACACCCAACAGTTATTTGGATTTATGGACCTTCAGGCGTTGGAAAGTCTAAATTACTTAGGTACATTGCAGATCAGCTGAG